AGCAAAAGTATAAAAATTTGACATATCTTCCTCTCAGTGTGAATACATTATATAATAACGAGGAGTCTATGTCAAGCAATTAAACCTCTTTTTTTTGAAAATACTACACTCATGTTATTCCTGTAGCACTTGTCTAACTGAAGTAGGTACTAGTGAACCATATCTTTTTGTGTATTCATTTAAAAGAGTTTCTTCTGGTTCAAAGATAGAAACAATATGTGAATTCACTATGGTAAACTTGTACCCCTTTGCATATGGGCAATAGGGTGCTAAGCCCAAGCCAAATTCTTTAGGATTTTGTTCTTTAGGTCTAAGAAGAATGATGCAGGGTTTTTCAACCATAACCATTTTTTCAGAACCAGGAACATCCATTACTTCAACTGAAGCTATAATATCTTCTCCAGTTGATAACTTAATAACTTGGACTTGAGCCATAGCTAATTCACCTTATTTCACAATAATTTGTTTGGGTTTTCTATCTTCAGGTATGATTCTTTTTAGAAAGATATTTAACATACCATCGGTAAATTCACAATCAGTTACTTTAACATCCCCTTCTAGTAAAAAAGAACGTGTAAAGTTTCTTGATCCAATTCCTTTATGAAAATAATCGCGTTTGTCTTCACGGCGATCCTGTACACCTTGTACAATCAGTTTATTATTATCGGGTAATAACTGAATTTCAAATTCATCTTTGCGGAATCCTGCACAAGCAATTTCAATGATGTAATTTTCATCATCACACTTTACAATATTGTAGGGTGGGTAATTGCTTGCTACACTGTCGTTTACATCGGCTAAACTTTCAAACATTCTAGTGAAGCCAACAGTAAACGGTCTTACATTATCTAAAATATCAGCCATATTGCCTATTGCATATTTTTGTACGCGAGTCATAAGTCTCTCCTTTTCAGCGAGGTTAAAATTACTATACCCTATCGGCGTATAGTGGTGCCAACCAGTTTGTACGTTTTAAACAATACTCCCTGGCGGCACTTTATTTATAAATTCTTTTTCATTTAAAAACGTTTTTTTCCAATTTTATATTTAGGAACAAGATTCCATTCATTTTTTTCTTTAAATGATATAATTTTAATTTTATTAAGAGGGCAAAATTCATCTTCTTTTAAAGTAGAAATGATTTTTAACAACCCCCAATCTTCTAATAATTTAGCAATAGTATTACGTCTCTCTAAGTCATTTTCCATGAAGTCCGCTTCTTTACCATCCAAAGCAAACAATTCTTTAAAATGCGTAATGTAATACCTTCCTTGCTTATGCAATATATGGCAAGACTGAAATAGTGTATTGTCTTTTTTGGAGGCAACACCTATTCTACAAAGAGTTTCTTTTATTTTCAGAAAATTTTCAGGATCTTCTAACAAGACTTCTAGCGGTTGATAGCCAGGATAATCAATTGTAAAAAAATTATCTCGCTCACTCATTTCATACGTCCTTTCTAATTATAATTGTTCATGATGACAACTATATTTATAATCGACCGCCTTTTGACTTTTTCATAAAATCTTTTATCTTGCTAAGATCATCATCAGTTAATATTTTTAATGCTTCCTTTGCTTTATTAAAACTATAACCAAAGTACTCTTGTATCACCGTTAAATTTTCTTCTTCTGCTTTTATCCACTTATTATATCTCTTGCCTTTTCGTATGACTGCTCTCAAAAAATCATATTGAATTTTATTATCAAGGTGCGGTCTACTATTCATTTCATTTGCAGCAATGACTGTATCCGAACCAAAACCTAAACCACGGTTAATCATAAAGGCGTTGTACTGTGATTCATCTTTTTCGTCTTGCATAATATCAGTTTTATCATAACATATGCTGCTGATATAATCAAATGGGCTAAGTTTGTTGTTCTTAACAACAAAATCTTTTTCATTAACTACATCATCAGGCTTTCCAAGTTCTTTAAGATAACTCATGCAATATTCCTACTTTGTCGCATAAAATAGATATTTCTTTTTGAGGATCTTCAGCTACAATACATTGATCTAATATATCATATAATACATTATTACTTTTTAAAAATCTAGCAATATTATGTAACAAAGTAGGAAAAAATATCTTTTTGATATTGGGAAGAGTAGGATATGCTATCATATGAGGAACATCAATCTCACTAGGTGACCAAAAATGAATATGGGTTGTCATTGGTCTAAACATACCTTCTAAACTTCTCCAACCTGACGCTACAACTCTAGCCCTGAAACCGATAGTCCTTCTATCAAATATATCTTGAGTAATAATATCTGGATGAACACTCCATTGAGGGGAAAATGCTATCACTACATCAACATCTGTATGGTAGGCAAACTTAATAGCATTAGTCCCACCCATACAATTACCCAAAGCAATAACACGTTTACCATGTAAATAAGGACTGATTAAATTATGCACAAAATCCCAATCTATCAAAGATCCCCAGCTTCTTAGTTTATCAATAACCCAGAAACGATCACCAACAAGTCCTTCTGTAATTTTTACAAAATCTGGATTATCTACAGCAGCCGGATTATAATTATTAAATCCAAATGTATCAAGATCAATACCAGAAAAACAAACAAGAGTATTTTTACCATCACCTGGTTTATAAAAGACTCTTAGTCTGTCATCGTCATGCAAGATCATCATTAGGAACATCCTTATTTTTTTCAACTATAAATTTAGGTTCCCCTGTGTTGCTTATTGGGAATGTTAATCTATGTAATATTCTTTTTTCAAATACAGAATCTGGTCTTAAAGGTCTACGGTGTAATGTTAATAACTGATCGCTTAGAACAATGTCACCAACATCCCATTCATGGTGATACATAAACTGTTCTTGAAATAGAAAATCTTTTATCTCTTGATAAAGTTCTATATCGCCATTAGAAATTTTAAGATCATTGTTTGTATAAAAATACAGCCCTTTGACACCCGCGATATTTTCCTGTTCAATCCACATGCGATATGCTTTTTGATTTTTCTGCATATACTGCAATTGATGTTTATTATCTATATCTGCCCAGTTTTCCATATTGTAATAATATGTACAATATTTTCCTGCAATCTTTTCTTTGAGACTCTTTGGCATCACTTCATACGCAAGTCTAGTATCAACCCAAGAAGTAACTGTACCTTCAACACCTGCATATCCTTGCAATGCAACACCATCAGCTCTATCCGGTCCATTGAGATTGGCATGCCATTCTAATTTACCCTTGGGAAAAATACCAGAATACCCTTCTCCTGTTTTAGATTTCTCAGCAGTCACCCTCTGCACACCAATGCTTTCTGTCCAAGGATCAGGACACCGTTCAACGTTTCCAATATAGTTGCCACTGGTATCCCAAATTAATTGATTCCAATTAGCAATATGACTCATACCGGAAATTAATTTTGAAAATCCGACATGATCAGGCTTTGCTTTTTTAATTACAACAACTAACTCTTTCTTTAAAAGTTCAAATGTTTGTACACAATCTTCTTTAGTTAAATTGTCAAGATCAAGGTGATGATATATCATTTGAATTTTACACTCGCCATAATTTCAGTTAAACATGCAGTAAGATTAATTTCTTGATCAGCCACGAATGCGGCTTTATATTGATAGTCAGCAATTAATAGTACTACTTGAGGAATAGTAGTGATTTCAGGAATCAAACTATCATATATGAATCTGAAAATACCTTGAGGATCTGACTCAACATTATTAGCGACCCATTGACGCATCTTTTTCCAATCTTTTTCCTTAAGAGAATCTATCAACTCCTTAGTATTTATCTCAGAAAAATTACTAAGAATGCCTTCATCAATAATACCAGAAGAACTATACCGTTGCAACTCATTAAGCACTCGCCTATAATCAGGATAGTACTTCATCAACAATTCAACCAACACTTTATCTTTGTATTCTACATTTTCTGCTTTAAGTATACCTTGCATCCGTTTCATAAAGGCAGAAGCAAGGGCTGCTTTATCTGCTTTATTAGATTTAAAATCAATAACGGTGGTTCTACTATGCAGAGGTGCAATTATCTTTTGCTTATAATTACAAGTAAAAATGAATCGACAATTATCAGAAAAGTTTTCTATAAAAGCCCGTAGTGCAGGTTGTACTGATTCTCGGTTTAGATAATCAGCCTCATCTATAATAACAACTTTAGTGCCTTGTCCAAAACTAACACCACTAGCAAACTGTTTAATCTTAGTTCTCAGGGTATCAATTTGACGACCTTCATCAGAGCCATTGATGATAATATAGTCAGCACCAAGTTCTTCACAGAGGGCACGTGCTACTGTAGTTTTACCTGTACCTGCTGTACCACACAATAACAAATGAGGAATTTCTCCTTTAGAGAGAAATTCCTTAAACATGTTTTTGATAGATTCTGGCAGAATACATTCATTAATGGTCTTCGGTCTATACTTTTCGACCCATAAAAAATGTTCCATTCACAACTCCATAATATAAAATAAGATCAGCCCAACTTTTCAAAAACATTAGTCGCATCATTAATAGATAATTCAATATGTTTACCTGTTTCTTTCTTCTCAAGAATGGTGTCCAGAGTCTTACTCATTTCAGCGACCTTATTACGAAATAGAGATAGATCGGTATCTTCTTCCATCATTTTTCTCCTTTGAATGGATTTTCTTGACCTGTCATAACCTTCTTAACCATACTAATTGCAGAACCTGCACGGGCAAATACAAACTCTACGGTATCATCCCACTTAGTAAATGAAACCAACCATCCGTTGCCAGTCTCGCGCACTTCTACAATAAGTTTAGATTCATCCATGATTAAAACTCCGAATCTTTATCAAGTGCCAACCAGTATCGTGAACTACCAGCGGTGCCTTCTAGATAGAAGAATTTCTTTTCTGAAACTGTTACAGTATAGGTGTCATTCATAATTTTCAAACTATCAATTGGCAAATGTGCTTTGAATACTTTATTCGAAGCTGCAATTGTTTTCTGATAATTATTACTTGATGGAGTTTTAGGATCACCAACAACAATACTAACGTTAGTTCCATTACCAATCACGCTAAACATAGTAGCTTGACTTACCGAAGCAGTGCTAAAAATAGTTTTAAGTGCCTCTTTCGTAAGAGTAAACTGAAAATAATTATCAACTTGAATTTCTTTATCAGGCGCGGCTTGAATAACTGACGGGTCTGAATAATAATACTGCATTGTACCTGAATCAATCTCAACTTGCAAGAATTCATTTTCAAATTTAATGTCAGAATTATTTGCCAAGCTAAGAGTAGCTAAGAAACTATTCAAATCGTAAATTGCAAATTCACGATCAAAGGTTTCTTGAATTTTAGCTTTAGCAAAAATGTTCTTACCTGCACTAATGGTAGATATAGAATCACCAGCGCGAATAAGAATGTTAGGATTAATAGATGCAAAGTTCTTAAAAACTTCTACAGTGTTTGTACTCAACTTCATAATATATCTCCATAAATAAAATAATATTCGTATACTATAACATACACAAACTAACTTGTCAATTGTTTTCTACAACCTTAACATCGTATGTAATACCTAAATTGGCAGCTTTACTCATCAATCCAGCTTTATTCCAGATTGGAAGTGCTTCGTTG